GTTATTAAGTCAATGACAGACTGGGCGTCGGGGCTGGTTCGCAAAGGCGTCTGGTCAGCAGATGACTTTGAAGAGTTCCGCATTATGGGTGGCACGGCGCAAGGCATGAAAGCCTTGCAAAAGGTTCGCAACTACTACGGCGACAAGACCATCCCTGTTGATGTTGGGCCTGCCGCTGGTGCGCCGTCAAAAGATGAATTGATGTCAATGGTCGGAAAGCCAGAATATCAGACCGACCCGGCGTATCGTGCCAAGGTTGAAAAGCTCTTTGAGCAAGCCTACGGTAACGATGAATATTCAACAATCTAACCAATTGCGAGGGTTGTTTACAGCCCTCGCTTTTTCTTATACAATCCCTATTGACAGATACCCGCTTTGCGGCCTGTTTGACCCGCTTGGGGGCGTAGCGTATATGCCCAAGCCGCAGCCCTTTTAGGATACCTGTTTGGCGTTAAATCGTGTTTTAACTTTTACAAAGGAATAGAGAAATGGCTGTAGGCGTTTCCAATGCTTTTGTACAGTTGTTCGATGCCGAGGTTAAACAGGCATACCAAGCGCAACGCGCCCTTGCTGGCGTAGTGCGTGAGCGGACAAATGTCGAAGGCTCTCAGGTCAAGTTCCCAAAAATTGGTAAGGGAACCGCGACCATTCGCGTACCACAGACAGACGTAACACCTCTGAATGTGTCTTACTCACAAGTAACCGCAACAATGTCAGACTACATTGCTGCTGAATACTCAGACATCTTTTCACAGCAGAAAATCAACTTTGATGAGCGTCGTGAATTGGTGCAGGTAGTGTCAGGTGCAATCGGGCGTCGTATGGATCAGCTAGTGATTGATGCGCTGTCTGGCTCTGGTACAGCATTGACTGTTGCTACAACAGTTGGTGGCGCGGGTACAAACATGAACCTCGCTAAGTTGCTTGAGGCTAAAGAGCTTCTCGACACTGGCAACGTACCAGCACAGGATCGCTGTATGCTGATCCACGCATCAGGTCTGGCTGCATTGCTTGACGACACCAAGATCGCATCTAGCGATTACGCTGCCGTTAAAGCTCTTGTTCAAGGCCAGCTTGATACCTTCCTTGGCTTTAAGTTCATCACAATTGGCGACCGCGACGAAGGCGGCCTGCCAAAGCCATCAACCCGCACCTGCTTTGCATTCCATAAAGATGCAGTCGGTATGGGCATTGGCATGAACCAAAAGACTGAAATCAACTACGTTGCTGAAAAGACATCGTTCCTTGTAGCTTCAATGTTCTCTGCTGGTGCAGTAGCCATTGACGCCGAAGGTATCGTTGCCATCAGCGCAACTGAATAGAAAGGAGTTTAGACAATGGCTTTCTCTTCAGCAGGTTGGAACGTGATCGGTGCAGCTAAAAAAGGCAACGCACCATCAATGTACACTTACACATCAGCAGACGCGATTGCGACTGTGAACACAGCGGGATATTTCAATGATCTGTCAGACACTCTGGCAGTCGGCGACATCATCTTCGTTCACGACAGCGCGACACCAACACTGTCAATTGTGATGGTGGCGTCAAACGCTTCTGGTGTGGTCGACGTGACCGATGGCACAGCCATCAGCATGACCGACACAGACTAATAATAGTGGGGCGGCGCAAGCCGCCCCATTTCCCCATTTTGGAGTGGAGTAATGGCGCAGGGCGATACCAAACTTTCTATATGTTCCGAGGCTCTGATCATGCTGGGCGCTGCCCCGCTTTCATCGTTTGCGACTGGCACCGACGAAGCACAAATCGCTGACCGTCTCTATGACGACGTGCGCGACACCCTCTTAATGCAATATGCTTATTCTTGGTCAGTCAAAAAGGTCAGGCTCGCGCAGCTTGCCAGTACGCCGATCAACGAGTGGAAATATACTTACGCTTTGCCCGGCGACATCCTCGGCAACCCAAAGGCTGTATTTAACACAGGCGCAATTGGTGCGCTGCCGGTGCGCGACTTTGAGGTTTACAGCCTAGGTCTTTACACAAATTACGAAGATGTCTGGATTGATTACCAGTTTCGCCCAGAGCCAGCTATTTTCCCGCCATATTTTGTGCGGCTGCTAAAGATGGCGCTCGCGGCAGAATTTGCCGAGCCTATCACTGATCAGATTACCAAGGCTGATTATTACCACACGAAGGCATATGGTGCGCCAGCAGAAAATATGCGCGGCGGTCTGGTGCGCGTTGCCATTAATATTGACGGCGCTGACCGACCAGCACAGCAAATACAAGAGTTCCCGATTTCAGACATAAGGTACTAACATGAGCCGCATCATTCAGATACAGAATGATTTTACGGCTGGTGAGCTTGATCCAAAGCTGCGGGCGCGTACTGATATCAGCCAATATAAATCTGGCTTATCAACAGCCAGAAATGTCAGCATCCAGCCGCAAGGCGGCGCAAAGCGTCGTGACGGCACAAAGTTTGTTGCCGAGCTAGACAGCGGCGCGGCTGATGCAGTGCGGATGGTGTCGTTTGAGTTTAGCGTCTCCGACAGTTATATGCTGGTATTTACGCCCGGCAAAATGTATGTGTTCAAAAACGGCGCACAAATCACAAACATCAATGGCAGCGGCAATGACTATCTGACGATTGCCAGCCTGACTAGCGCAATCTTGCCGCAAATGAATTGGGTACAATCCGCTGACACTGTGATTGTCGTGCATGAGGATTTAGAGCCAGTCAGGATTTTGCGCGGCGCAACAGACAGCGATTGGACGGCCAGCACAATCACATTTAGCTTTGTGCCTAAATATGCCTTTACCATCGACACGCACATCCCGGCTTACAACATTACGCCAAGCGCAACATCAGGAAACATAACGCTAACCGCGTCCGGCGTCACAAGCGACAACGGCACAGCGCAGGCTGGCGGCGCTGACACAATAACGCTAAAGAGCGCTACTAGCTACACAACAGACGACGCGCCTAATGGTATGTTTATTGAGATAACAGGTGGCACCGGCTCTGGTCAGGTGCGGCACGTTGAGGATTACGTTGCGGCGACCAAGGTGCTGACAGTGTTCCCGGCTTGGACAACCCAGCCTGATGCGACCAGCCAGTACAGCGTCAAGGCGTTTGGCACGGCTATGGTTGATGAATTTGTCGTGGCTTTAAATGGTTTTGGCCGTGCGCGTATTACTCAATATGTTAGCGACACTCAGGTTAAGGCATACGTCGAAATACCATTCTTTGACACTAGCACAATCAATGCCGGAGACTTTGAGACAGAACACGGTTACGAGGATGTGTGGTCATCGACACGCGGCTGGCCGCGCAGCGTCACATTTCACGAAGGTCGCTTATATTTTGGCGGCAGCAAGCAGCGTCCATCAACTATCTGGGGTTCGCGGGTTTCTGACTTTTTTAACTTTGATAAGGGTGAGAGCCTCGATGATGCGGCTGTTGAGGCGACGCTGGACACTGGCACATTTAACGCCATTGTTGATATTTACTCTGGCCGTCACTTGCAGATATTTACAACCGGCGCTGAGTTTTATGTGCCGCAAACGCTAGACACGCCGATCACGCCAACAAACCTGATTGTCAAACAGCAGACTGCATTTGGCGCAAAGGCCGGGCTAAGGTTGCAGAACGTGGACGGCTCAACGCTGTTTATTCAGCGTCAGGGCAAGGCGATCCAAGAGTTTATCTTTAGTGACGCGGTGCAGGCTTACACGTCGTCAAAGATATCCTTGCTGTCATCGCATCTGTTAAAGACCCCAGAAGAAATGGCGGTGCGCGTCGCAACGTCAACTGATGAGGGCGACCGCCTGATGCTGGTAAATGGCGACGACGGCAGCATTGCCTGCTATACATTGCTACGCAGCCAGAACGTCATTGCGCCGTCAGAGTGGACGACCGATGGCGAGTTTGTAAATATCGGCGTTGACGTTGATGATATTTATGTTGTGGTAAAACGTAACGTAAATACCGCCGATGTTTATTACGTTGAGATATTTGATGCTGATGTGTTGCTTGATTGCTCAATTGTTGGGGGTGCTGCGGCGTCAGTAAACATGACGCACCTCGAAGGCGAAACAGTTAAGATTATCCGCGACGGCATCATTGAGCCTGATCAGACTGTACCCGGCACACCATTCACAGTGACATTTGCCACAGCAGCCTCTACAAGCCATCAGGTTGGCCTTAACTTTACGCCAGAGGTAAAGACACTGCCGGTTGAGCCAAACCTGCCCAGCGGCTCCCTAAAGGGCTTTAAGAAGCGTATCTTTGAGGTAAACGCCGAATTGTTTGAGACGCAATCGCTGACAATTGATGGCAAGCTGATACCGTTTCGGCAGTTCGGCACAGGCGTATTTGGCAGTGCCGTGCCGGAGTACACAGGCATCAAGACATTGCACGGCATTTTAGGGTATACTTACGATGGGCAAATAACAATCGGCCAAGAGGTTCCACTAAAGATGACCCTGCTTGGCATTGATTACAAAATTAGTATAGGGCAATAAGATGAGTGGATTATTTGCAATGCCAGCCGCAAAAAAGGAAGCAGAGGCTTTAGTTAACCAAGCTGCTTTTACTAGGGTGCAGGCTAGGTCAGAGGTTCTTAAATACAAGCAGCAAGCCGTCGCTGTGATGGATAACATTCTGTCAACACAGGCAACCATCAACGCCCGCGCTGGCGCTGGCGGCATTGAGGCAAGCAGCGGCAGCGCAAAAGCGCTTGCCTTATATGCTCAGAAAAAAGGCGCTACTGAAATTTATAATAGTCGTGACGGTGAAATCATTGCGTTTGGAACTGGTGAGGCGCAAGCAATGCAATATGGATTGCAAGCAAAGGCAAAGCTAAAACGCGCACAGGCCGAAGCTATTGGCACTGTATTAGATATCGGTTTTAAAGCCGCAACTTTAGGATAGGGCAAAATGGCAGAGCTACCCAGATATCGCCCATTAGGGGTTGCAATACCAACCGTGCCAAACGTCGACTTTGTGTCGGCTGGTCGTGCGCAGGGCGACGTTTATCGCAGCATTGGCAAAAGCGTCGATGTTATGGTTGATTATGTTTACAAAAGACAAGTCGCACAAACCAAGCGCGAGGCGGCAAAGTACGCATTTGAAAACCCGGTAACGGCAGAGCAAATCCAAGACGCAATTTCGCAGGGTCGTGACATTGAAGAAATTGTTGGCGATCCAGATACGATATTTGGCGCGGTGACGACTGCGACTGCCGCCCAGCAGCTTACGACTGAGCTTGAGATTAGAGCCAACAAAAAAATAGCAGAATATAACGCTGCAATTAAGAGCGGCGGCTTATACAGCAATGAGCAAATAACTGAAATGCGCCGTGATTTAACGTCAATGATTGACGCTCACAGCGAACTTATTGCTGGGGTCGATCCAGCCCAAGCCCTAAAATACAACGCCGCTGCAAACACAAGTGC